GAGTTCATCAATTCAGCAGCAGCAGCTTTTTCCATTCTTTGTTCTAACAAATCTTGTTTGATATCATCATCAGACCAACCAAGAATTTCTCTCTTAGCTCTAGTCATAGACATAGCACCAAATCCGTTTCCTGCGTCTGAAACAGCATCCTTATAAAGAGTAACCTTAAGTTGAGTATGCTCAACCTTAAGCATTTCAGCCTGTGTTGACGGGTTATTTAGTGTTAATGTAAAGTTATCTAAATCATCTTCAAACCCAAGTAAATACAAGTGCATAATAACGATTTTATTCAACTCTTGTAACATAGCCTGTTGAATTCTATTGATTGTTCTTGAAAAACGAATATCCTGTAAGGCTAAGTTTTTACCCTCACCAGTTGTTTCATCAAAACCTAAGAATGGTTTTGGAACCCTAAGAGCTGTAAATAATTTCTTTTGCAAGTATTCAATGTCAGCAATTTGGTCCAAGTTTTGTGCTCCCGGTAATGTATCAATTGGTGATGGTGCGTCGTCACTTCTAACCGGAATAAAATAGTCTTGGTCATTTGAAAGCTGATTCATTCTTAAATCAACTTGACCAGTTTGTGAGTCAATTACTGGTGCTCTTTTAAATCTGTTCGCAATCTCGTTTACGTATGCTTCAACGTCCTTATCATCAATGTTACCAACATTTATCTTATAAATTCTTCTTTCTGGTGCTCTGGTCACACGATAAACCAGCATAGCATCTTCAGATAACAATAATTGTTTCCATATTCTTCTAGCCTTTTCTAATACAGATGTACCATATGGTAATCTTCTATCGTCACCAAGAAGTCTAAAGTGCGCAACCTGCCATGAATTAAACTCAACATCACGACCCCTCCAGTAAAACTTTACCTTATCTGTGGTATTATCATCTGTTCTTTGTGCAGAAATCATATCAAACAACCCGCCATCTCTTCTTTCCATTTCATAGTTAGGCATTTGTTTCGCACCAACAACACCATTTGTATCTGTAATATTTAAGTAAACAAAGTTATCACCATACTTACAGGTGTTTCTTGTCCACATTGGTAAAGATGTGTGTATATCCAATCTATTAAAAATCAGGTCCTCAACAATTCCTTTTACTCTTTTACTATCAGAATAAACATTAACCATCCTACCATTGCTATTTAATGTTGTAGATTCCTCCATCATGATATCCAAAGCAGCGGCAATTTCAGGATAAAACTCCATTGACTCAAAGTCTGAATAAGAACCGATTCTGGTCGTTTCATAGTTAACAGCTTGTTGAAAAAGTCCGTTTTCTACTTTTTTCCAAACCTGACCCAAATATTTGTTTTGTTGGGCTTGAAGTCTTGCTACCTCGAATTCTCGTTTATTATCGGTTTTAAGAAGCTCTCCCTTATTTATGTTATATCTTTGAGTTTGTGCTTTTGGGGCCTCTTTTGTTTTAATTCCATCTGGACCAAGGATTTGTCCAAGTTTTTGAAATATTGTTAAATTCTGTTTAGCCATAGATTTTTTTTATTAGTATACTGTTTTTATCCTGAAAATAAAGCTTATTTGGTACCACTAAATAACCACATATACTGTCCAGTTGGGTCTTGCATATTTTTAGAAACAATAGGACTAAAGTTTGGTTTTTTATTTGGAATTCTTTGATTGCTTTGTTGACGTTGAGCTGAATCTTGATTACCCTCAGGTTGGTTATTTATCCCAATCCAACTACCCAATATTGCTTTGGTTTGTTTCTCAAGTTTTTCCAATTTTTTGAATGAATACTCAAGAACCCAAAGACACATTGCCATAGCCATCAAAAGGTCATCATGATATCCGTCCATGTGGTCAGGTCTACCATTTTTATAAACAAAGGTCTTCATTTCATTAATCATTCTTGCCGACCTAATCTTAACCTGATTCGTTCGTATCTTTTCTTCAAAATTCGCAATCATTTGCAAGCGAATAGAACCAACTTGTAACCCCGGAACCTTATCATTTTTTTTAAAGGCTTCCATTTGTTTTTGTTTGCTTGAAAGAATCTTACTATTAGGGACATCATAGTGAAGACGTTTGTATTCAAATTCAAGTAATTTTAATACAGTTGATACACCCATACCACCAGTAATATCCACAACGGTATATGCCTTATATTCATCACCATATTTTTCAACCAATTGACCCAATAAATCTGGTTGTATCTTACCTTGATATTCAAGAACTTCTTCCATGGTTGTAAAATCAAGAATAACAGTCGTTGATGAATCCTCTCCATCACCCCTTGATACGTCAACGCCCATTATATACTGATGACCCTCTTCCGGTTGTTTCCAAATCCATGTTTCCGACTCACCACCAAGAACCCAAAGAGGGTCCATGACATTGGTTTTGTCTTGCATTTCAATATCTTCTTCGTTAATTACGTTACCACCAGAACCAATAAATGAAACATCCAATTCCTGAGCAATCATTCTGGAATCATTATTCATACCACGACACATATTTTCATACCATGATGATGTCGGTTTATAACCATCGTCAATCATTTTTTGATATGAATCAAAGCTAAACTCAATCTCTGAAACGACTTCATCACCCTTAATCCATTGCAAATCTTTATTATATCGCATATCTTCATACCATTTCATTTCAACGATATTGAAGTTATTTTTCTTTGCCTTGCTTTGTTCGTATGTTTTATAGTATAGTGTATCCATACCATTTGGTGTAGAAATAAGACTAGCTTTACCACCAGTACCCAAGGCAGTCAACGCAGCACCAAAAACTTCGGCACCATTATCAATGTATGCGGCCTCATCCATAATCAAATATGTTGGTGTGAAACCTCGCAAAGCGTCTTTTGATGTAGCAACCGCTTTAACACGACTACCATTTGGTAATTTTATCTCTTTTTGGGCATCCTTGATAAAAATACTTTTAGACTCATTTTTAGCATTACCATAATACTCTGGTCCCCAAACCCATCTAGGTAATTGGGATAAAAAATCTTTTATCTTAGCTAAAAATTCAAATGCCAATTCTTGTTTGTTGGCAATGATAAGAACCGCCTCTGGGTTATCAGAATCGGCAAACGCAACCTTAATTGAAAGATACGCAGCAGAGGTAGTAGATACCCCAGCCTGTCTAGGTTTTGTAATTAAATTAAACCTATGATGCTCATAAGCATGAATGATTTCTTTTTGTCTTGGAAATAATTTGAATTGGACAAATCCTTCTTGGGTCTTGTCAAATGTTTGTAAATAAGTCTCTATCGCATAAATAGGACTAGCCAAACATTTGCTATACTCCCTCAATATTTCTTGCCTTGTCAACATATTCTTTTTTATATAAATATGCTGACCCGTCAAAAAAGGGTGATATTCAAGGGTTTTGGAGACCCCACAATAAAAAAGCGCTCATTTTGAGCGCTTTCTATTTAAAAATATGGTTCTATTTCATCGTTATCCTCATACCCATCATCTAACTCGTTTAATGCATTGTTAAATTCTTCTTCTTGAATTTCACGTTTAACATTTTCAATAATGTCTTTTACAATTTTTTTACCTCTTTTGGTTCCGGCAAGTATTTCTTTCATTTGAGCATGAAATTCTCTTGCTGGTAATGCCGCTAATTCAGCATATACGTGATGTTTCATATTAAAATCATCCACATCAATAGCTTCAGTGAATCGTCCCCAAATAGCTGGCCCAATTCTCATATCCCAAGGTTCAGCAGCAACAAAATCAGCTTTGCTGGTTACAAACTCAGTTAATTTTTTATCTTTTGGTAATCCATGGGCTGAAAGCAATTCCATAACACCTTTAACAATCTCATGTATCAACACTGGGAATACCATGGCTTGTGCATGTATAGTAGCCCTTGGATTTTCTTTCGAAGGATATTCAACTTCAACCATTCCACCGGTTATGCTTCCATTTTCTTTTTCATCAATCTTAGGAATAACATAATACATATAATCAGCCGCTGACATCATCTTTGTATATCTATTAGGAAGTCTTGGGTCCAAATTGGTTAATTCTTCATCAACCATATGAAACATATGATTACATTTTTTTGCGGCACCCTGAGTCATTGCATTTAAGAATCTTCTCTTATAAACCTCTTCATTAGCATTCATTATATCATCATGTGATTCAAACTCCATTTCTTTAACCTGAACAGGTGTTGGATGTTTTTGCGCACCCTTGAGCGTTATGTTAGGTGTTAACTCAGCAATAATTTCCACTGCGTCTTCATCCATATCAAACTCTTCTCTAATCATTTTAACGGCCAGTTCTTCCAATTCATCTTTGTGGTTTGATTCAATGGCAATAGTCTCATATACCAACGGCATCATATTTTTAACCAATTCATTGTTATCGATATCATCGGTATCAAACGCTCTTTTATATCTTTTACAAACCTCTTCAAAACGTTGTCCCATTATTTTTTGTTCAAAAGAATATTCATCACCTTCTGGCAACGCTGGGTGTTTACCCAATGAGTGTTTCTGGTCTCATAATTCCTCTTCTAATTTAGGGTGCATTCTCTCACGTATTCCCTCAGGATAAAGAACAGATTCGTTTATCGTTCTCTTTACCTTAGCTTTAAGCAATGCTTTTTCAGCAATTTTTTTATAGTCTCCCATATAATTATTTTAAATCTTTTGCTTTGATTATTTTAACAATTGCTCTGCCATAACTTTCATTTACCGGTTTTACATCACGTGCCATACCCTTAAGACCTAGAATTATTTTAT